AATCAGGTAAGGCGTAACAGCCCCGTGGGTTCGAGTCCCATGTCCTCCGCCAAAAGAACCTTGCAATTTCAACGGTTGCAAGGTTCTTTTTATTTATTTCGTGACTTTTTCGTGACTATTTTTGATGTTTTTAAACATATCATCAAAGTTATTTGCGACAGATTGCCCTATATCGTTTTCATCTTTGAATAGGTGAGTATAGATATTAAGTGTAGTTGATTTATTAGAGTGACCCATTAACCGTGACAAGGTAACTAAATCAGTACCCTCACTAGCCACGATAGACGCATAGGTGTGTCGCAGTTGATGATAGTTTATATGTTCTATTCCTATTCTTTGAACATACTTTGTTAATCGCTTATTGACCGCTTGTGGTGATAGTGGTGTGCCGTCCTCTGCTTTTATAAGATATTTACTGTTTATCCATGCAACACCAAGTCTTTTCTTTTCGCTTGCGTGATATTTTCTTAAATCCGCTATATCTTGCTGAACGAAATCAGGAACAGAACAGTATCGTTTGCCTGATGATGTTTTAGGTTCTTTGATAAAGTCCGTTCCGTCTTTCGAGCGGTAACGTGCCTTATCTATTAGTATTCTGTTTCCGAACGGCTTATCTTCTATTGCCAAAACCTCACCACGCCTTAAAGAGCAAAACAAGGCTAGTTCAAACAGAACCTTGCTATCTTTTGGTAGTGTGTCTAGGTTGTTTATAAATACGGCTAATTCTGACGGTGTGAGTATTCGATTAGATTTACGAGTATTGTTTGGAATAATAACATCATGGCATGGATTAGACGGTAGTATATCCCACAGAACGGCAATAGAACAGCAACGTGATAGAACAGAATATGTTGACCTTATAGTTTTAGGAGAATACTTGCGTTTTGCTCCGTTTGAGCGAGTGTCTGTTTCAGCCAGTTTATCAATCCATTGCTGTATAAATCTAGGAGATAGGTCACTTGTGTTTATATCGTCCATAGTGTCAAATATTCGTCTTTTACAAGCATTATATCCGTCAATGGTATTAGGAGACTTATTCTTAATTATATTATCCCATACAGCCGAAATTAGGCTATATACAGTATATTCGCTAGAACCTTTTGATAGTATTTCTTGCTCCCATGATTGAGCCATTTTCACAGCTTCTTTTTTCTTTGTTGTGGTAAAAGTTTTCGTGTGTCTTTTCCGTTTTCCGTTAATAGTTTGTGATAGTGTTACACGAAACTTATTTTTACTGACTTGCTCTATATACATGATATATACACCTATAATTAATCAGTCTTATTATCGCTTTGTATCACTTCACTAGACTGCTCGTTTTCGTCCTTATCTTTTGGCAGGATAACCGCCATTATTAATAAGGTAACCGCTGACGCCATGACTCCAAAGGTATTATACATACTCATATGTAAGAATAATTCGGCTATACAAATTAATGCTAATATAATACTGATTGTTCCGCTAATCACCTTTTTGTGATTAGGTAGCATTTCATAGACACCTACGATAAAAAAGATTGGAATTCCAATATTAGGCAGCACAAATAGCACAAATTTCATATTTAATGAATCGCTATCAGAAACGCCACGAGCACTAAAGTAGATAAATGCACCTGCACATGCTGCAAGAACAATCCCTGATGGAATTGCCAAAATATAACGTAACCAATTAGGAATCTTATTCATTGTCTTATCCTTTCAAAATAAAGTTGCCATAACGTATCATATCTTTTAACTGTTCATCGTCCATATCTTTTAATACCATTAACATTTCATAGAATAATTCTTTACTTGTAACTGTTGCTTTTACATCTTTATTTGTAGTTGCTTCCTTTTGTGAGCATGGAGAAGAATAGTAGTTGTTTGTGGTATATGTGTTATTTGTATCCGTAGAATCAGAACCTATGCTATTAGATATAGTACCGCTGTTGTTCTCTATATCCATATCAACATTTATTTCATCTTCCCAACCCATGAGGTATGAGGGAGATACGTTGAGTGCGTCCGCTAATAACTGCACCTTATTAAGCGTTAGTTTTGAACTATTTTCCATTCTTGAAATCGAAGATTTATCAGAATAACCAAGCCTGCGTGCGAGTTCATCTTGCGTAATGTTCAATTCAATTCTGCGGTTCTTTATTCTTTCTCCAATCTTCATAACAAACCCTCCTTTCGTTCTGCAATAATTTATCTATATATTAGTGTTTGTTTTTCAACGTGTCAACAAAATAATTTGATAAATTTCAAAAATATAGTTGACATTTATAAAACATGTTGATATTATGGTTGCAGAAAATAAAACACAAAAGAAAGGGGGGAGCGTTATTGGTTAATACCGAACTACTTAATCAGAAAATCACAGATGTTGGAAAAACAAGGAAATACCTATCGTTTAAATGTGGAGTTACACCGCAGACCTTATGGAACAAGATTAACAACATGTACGATTTTACATCAACAGAAGTATTAATCTTGTGTAAGGAGTTGAACATTAAATCACTAAAAGAACGAGAACAGATTTTTTTTGCCCAAAAGGTTGAATAATTTGCAACTCAAAACACAGAAAGGAGAATAATAATGAAATTTTTAGATGTAATCATAACCGCAAAGTTGTGGGAGAGCGAAAAAGAGGAAGTAATCGCTGCTGTAAGGGGGAAATTAGGCAAAGACATTGACGAATCAGTAATTGAGTTGAGCTTTATATGCGGTGTTGGGGCTGTATTTAAAAAGCTATATGAATAGGGGTGCGAAATGGAATTGCCATTAGAAGAACGTTTCTTATCAACAACCGAAGCGTCAAAGGTTCTAGGGATAGATGAACAAGCCTTGCGAACACTAGGGCGTGAGGGAGCAAAGGGTGTCTATCGAATCGGAAAACAATTCAGATTTAGAATCAAGGACTTTTGCACAGCAGAGGTTGAACTAGCAGAGAGGCTAGATAAGTTATCACAAGAAGTATCAGAACTCGAAACAACATACCGAGAAATGGTGGAGCGTTTCGGACTGAAAGACAAAGGAACACAAAACGCACAAACAGAGTACTACTCGATGTTGCGAGCGTTAGAAATCATGAGAGGAGAAGTTTAGAAATGACCGAAGAAAGATTAATTCGAAAACTAGTTGCACTAGCTGGTGCCCCTGTATTTTGGGAAAGAGGGAATGGGAAAAAGGTTATTAATGGTATCGAGGAAGTAAAGAATAAAAAACTAACCGATGAAGAAGTTGCTGTTGCAAAGGCAGCGTGGTGTCACGGATTTTCGGCAGACCCAGAAGAAGTATACGAAATATCAAAAGCAAGCCTAGAGGACGAGAGAGGTAGAACAGATGATTAAGAAGTATAAGAAGTTTAAGAACTGGTGTGAGGAAGTAGGTTGCAAGCCAACAGATTTTCTAGGGGGTTTCGCACTTATGGTATTGATAGCTGAATTTTGGCTATTAGCATACGCATTTGGAGCAAGATAAGGAGAAGAAAAAATGAATAGAGAATCAATAAATACGGAGTTTGATAAGGCAGTTAATGACCTTGCTAATGAGATTATAAGAACTTTTAAAGAGCAGAAAGAAAGAACATTTAGTGACTTTCTAAAAATGCGTGAGTGTAGGGAACAGGAGTTTAAATCATATAAACCTCGTTATCACGAAAGCATAGAGCTTGAAATTCACCGACCGCTAACAGACGAAGAAGTTAATCTCGCTGATATTGCATTTAGATATGCGTTCATGTGCGGTTGGGTGGCTCATAAGAAAGGCGAAAACAATGACAAATAAAAAAGCCGCCCACAAAGGAGCGACAAATACCCAAGTCAATTTTAAAGGATTGCCAAGCCAAAAGCAAGCGGTATTAAGCCACTTAAAAGAGTATGGCAGTATCACACCGTTAGAAGCGTTAAAGCTATACGGTTGTTTGCGACTAGGTGCGAGAATATCCGACTTGCGTGACGAGGGCTACAAGATAACAACAGATATTGCAAAAGGCAAAAGATACGCCATATACAGATTGGAGAAGTAAAGATGAAAGCATTTAAGGGATTTAATGAAAAGTTGCAATGCAGTCCTAACGGAGAACCTTTTCAGTACGAAATAGGCAAAGAGTATGAACACAAGGGTGTGGTTAATCCTTGTAGTAGTGGGTTTCACGCTTGCACATCACCACTTGATGTACTTTGGTACTACCCACCAAACACGAGTAGGTATTGCGAGGTTGAAGTTGACGATGATTGCAAAGTTGGTAGTGACGATAGCAAAGTTGCAAGCAAGCGAATAAAGATTGGTGCAGAGATTGGAGTTGTTGGACTAGCGAAAGCACATATCGAGTATGTAAAAGAACATGTTACACACCACGTTAACGAGAATAATAGCGGAGCGGCAACAGCAGGCGAGTACGGAGCGGCAACAGCAGGCAAGTACGGAGCGGCAACAGCAGGCAATAGAGGAGCGGCAACAGCAGGCGAGTACGGAGCGGCAACAGCAGGCTATAGAGGAGCGGCAACAGCAGGCTATAGCGGAGCGGCAACAGCAGGCAATAGAGGAGCGGCAACAAGTAAAGGTAAATCGGCAACTGGCGATTATGGCTTATCTGTTGCAAGAGGAAACGGTGTAAAAGTCAAGGGTGGACTAAACGCAATTCTCGTCATTGCCGAAGAAAGTATTTGGGATTGCGAAATCAAAGACTGGAAAGCGGTTGTTGTTGACGGTGAAAAAGTCAAAGCAGATACATGGTACAAGCTAGAAGATGGCGAACTGGTCGAGGTAAAGGAGTAAACAACGTGATTAAGACTTATAGAAAAAAGCCAATAGAATTTAAGGCGGTGCAATGGACTGGTGAAAACCTTAAAGAGTGTATGGACTTTTGTGAGGGACGATTGGCATTTGCAACAAAACACTACAAGGATTTAATTAATTCAGCAGATGAGAAGATGATTGTGAGTGTAAACAAATATATTGTCAAAGGAAAGAGCGGTGAGCTTTTTGTATATAGTCCTAGTGTTTTTAAAGATTTTTTTGATGAGGTAAAGGAGTAGATAATGGCAGAACTGATTAGGATAGACCAGGCAATAAAACTCACAACAGAGTTTGAGCAAGTGTCGAAAGAAATAGATAAAAAGATTGAGACGGCAAACTCACTTGTAGTTAGTGAGGACAACTACAAGGAAGTCAAGAAAATCAGAGCGGAACTAAACAAAGAAGCGAAGATGTACGCAGAAGATTTTAAGGCTATCAAAGAGAGTGTGCTTGCCACATGGAACGAGTGCGAGGACACCTACAAGAAGATGATTAGAGATAAGTACGCAGCGAGTGACGGAATCTTGAAGTCAAAAGTAGGTGAGATTGAGGACGGAATAAAGAACGAAAAGCGAGAAAAGGTTGTTGAGTTTTTCGAGAAACACAGGGCAAGCCGAAAGCTAGACTTTGTTACGTTCGATGATATGAACCTCAAAATCGGTATGAGTAATAGCCTAGCGTCACTCAAAAAGGAAGTTACCGAAAAGCTAGACGAAATCCTAAAGGGATATGAGGGAGCACTAGAAACATCACCTGATGTAGTCGCAGAGTTTAAAGAAAACGGTTTTGACTTTGCAAGAGCCTTTACAACTGTTAAAGACCGAGAAGAACGCAAGCGAAAGGCAGAGGAAGAACGCAAGGCAATGCTTGAAGCAAGAGCCGAAAGGGAACGCAAGGAAGCTGAAGCGAAAGTAATCGTTCAGGAGGCAGAAATCAAAGAGAGTGACGCGGTTGAGGAAGTCGCAGAAACTGAACAGCAAACCACACACGAAGAAGAACACGAAAAAATCTATTCAGTCACATTCACGGTTAGAGGAACGAGGGAAGAACTTATGGATTTATCCAATTTCCTAAAAGAACTCAACTATGACTATAAGCAGATTAAGTAAGGAGTAGAACATGCAGAAGAACGGAATAGCAAAGAGAGAGAATACAGCTACATTCTCTATGAAAATGAGTAGCGATAAATTTCAGAACAAAATTCACGAGGTGCTGCAAGACAAAAACAGAGCCATTAAGTTTACAGCAGCCTTAACAAGTGCGGTAGCTAATCAACCTGCATTACAAGAGTGTGAGGCAACAACAATTTTGTCAAGTGCATTACTGGGAGAGAGCCTTAACCTCTCACCATCACCACAGCTAGGGCAATACTACATCGTTCCGTACAAGGATAGAAAGAACGGAAGAACAGTAGGAACATTTCAGCTAGGCTACAAAGGATATGTTCAGCTTGCACTCCGAAGTGGCAACTACAAGAAATTAAATGTTCTTGAAGTAAAAGAGGGCGAACTTATTTCGTGGAATCCACTCACCGAGGAAATCAAAATCAATCTGATTGAGGACGAAGTGGATAGAGAATTAAGACCGACTGTTGGTTACTATGTATCGTTTGAGTATCTAAACGGCTTTTCAAAAGCGATGTACTGGACGAAAGACAAGATGATATCACACGCAAAGAAGTATTCAAAGGCTTATGCGAGCGATACGAAAAACGGCACATCATACAGTTTTTGGACTAGCAACTTTGACGAAATGGCTAAAAAGACAATGTTAAGGCAGATTATTTCAAAGTGGGGAATCATGTCAACAGAAATGAACGAAGCCTTTACATCAGACAATGCGGTTATCGGTGAGGGTCAAATACCTGAATATATCGATAACCAAGAACAGAGAATTGACAAGGTTGTCGAAGCTGTTGAGGTTGAAACACCAATCGAGAGAGACGAACCAGTTATCGATGTAGCTGTAGAGGGTGACGATGAACAAGCAACATTTAAGCTATAGGATTATTGGAACTGGAAGTAAGGGAAACGCTCTATATTTAGCTTGTGGCGAACATAAAGTGCTAATTGATATTGGAGTACCTTATAAGGCAATAAAGTCGCTAGAAATCAATTATGTGCTTCTCACGCATAGCCACAGAGACCACCTTAATATATCAACAATTAGCAAACTTGCTTATGAGAACCCACATATTAAGTTTTTCTGTACTAAGTACCTAGTTCAAACATTGCTTAAATGTGGTGTAGATGTTGGGAATATCTACTTTAAGCCACACATTGAGATAGGCAGCTTAACACTAAACCGCTTTAATCTGATACACGATGTACCAAATTGCGGTTGGAAACTGAAATTTAAAGACGGTGGCAAGCAGACCTTAAAGGTATTTTATGCGACAGATACGGCAAGCCTAGACCACGTATCAGCAAAAGGTTTTGATTATTACTTTATCGAGGCGAACTATGACGAGGACGAAATCGTCAAGCTAATAAAGGAAAAGGTCGATAGCGGAGAATACAGCTATGAGCGGAGAGTGGTTGATACACACCTATCAAAGCAGAAAGCGGATAAGTGGTTAGCAAATAATATTAATGACGATAGCGTCTATGTGTACATACATGAACATTCAGACGCACACAAAAGAAAAGAGGTAATAGAAGATGAACGAAGTAGCAATGATAGGCAGACTAGCTAAAGACCCTGAAATATCGCATACCACAAGCGGTACGCATGTTGCGAGATTTACCCTTGCAGTTCCAAAAGAGGGAAAGGATAAAGAGGGAGCAGACTTTATAAGGTGCGTGACCTTTAACAAGAACGCAGATGTTGTCGAGAGGTACTTATCAAAGGGCAGACAAGTAGGTGCAACTGGTAGGCTATCGTCCTACTCGTACGAGAGCAAAGAGGGAAAAAAGATTTTTGTACTAGAGGTAAATGTAAACAGGATAACATTTCTTTCTAGCAATCCTAACGGTAAAGATGAGAGACCTACAGCAGACGAAACCCCAACAGAGGATATCAACCCTCAAGAGAGTTTCGCAGCAATAGACGAGGATATTCCATTTTAGGTAAAAACGGCTAGTGCAATCGATAAATAAACTCCTTTCAAATAAATATTGATTAAATCTACAAGCCACAGCATGACGACACTAGCCGTTTTTATATATATCAGCTAACACAAGGGTAGTTATTACTGTCGAGTGATAACGATACACATTGACGCACAAACTATATTTTATATCAAAGAATACACGTAACTTAACTAACTCAAATCTTGTGAAAATGTGTATAAATATTCATAAAAACATGTGGATAACTGCCCTTTGTTTAATAAAAAGAGAGGTAAACGAATGTTTGAAAATAAAAGACTTGTAAACGTGACTTTTGATAACTCGAAGAACGGAGATAAAGAGTATCTGTTCGCTTGTTATGACGATGTTGAACTAGGCGATAAAGTTGTTGTCAGTACTGCGTTTGGGCTATCTATTGGAACTATCAGAAGTTTTGAAACGGAAGTGCCAAGTTGGCTAGATGAGGACAAACTGCGAGAGGTTGTTTGTAAGGTTGACCTAACGAACTTTATGGCAAGACGAGAAGCGAGGGCAAGAGAGCAGGTGAACTAAATGGCAGAGAGAAGAATGATTGCTAAAAGCATTGTTTTTTCAGACGATTTTTTAGATATGCCGTTGAGTTCAAGGTGTCTATATTTCACGTTCTTGTCCGTTGCCGATGATGATGGCTTTATCAATAATCCGAAGTCGATTATCAGACAATGCGGAGCGTCAAATGACGATTTGAGGTTGCTAATAGCTAAAAGCTATATCATTCCGTTTGAGAGCGGTGTAATCGTGATAAAACATTGGAAAATACACAACTATATTCAAGCTGATAGACGTAAACCGACTTTGTACCAAGAAGAAAAAAATATGCTAATTGTGCAAAAAGATAAGTCTTATGCGTTGAAAAATGACGAACCGCTAGAACCGTTGAAAAATGAACAATGTATCCAATCTGTATCCAAAATGGATACACAGGTTAGGTTAGGTAAGGTTAGGTTAGGTAAGGTTAGTATTAATAACCCCCCTATACCCCCCTTTAAGGGGGAGTGTGGCGAGGTGAAAAAACCAAAAGCCGAAAAAGAGCCAAAGGGCAAAGCGATTTACAAAGACCTACCAAGCGAACTCAAAGACGCAATGATTGACTTTGAGTCTATGCGAACCAAGATGAAAAAGCCATTAACCGACAGGGCGAGAAAGCTGTTAATCACCAAGCTAACCAAGTTGGCAAGCGATGATAGCGGCAACATCGATACGCAGTTAGCCGTAAAGATTGTCGAGCAGTCACTAGAGCGAGGGTGGTTGAGTTTTTTCGAGGTAAAGACCGACAACAGCGGTTATCAAGGCAAAGCAAATAACAGCGATACGTTGCCGTATTCAGGACTTGACTGGTAACGGCAGAAAGGAGCAAGAGCATGAACAAGCAAGACACAGAAAACGTGCTGAACATAGTCAATGCGTCTTATCCGCAGTACCTAAAGCACATGACACCGATTGAGCGAAAGACACAGCTTGCCGTGTGGTACGACCTACTGCGAGATTGCGACAAGGACGATGTACTAGCCGCAGTCAGAAAGCACGTTGAGACAAACAAGTACCCACCGTCAATCGCAGACGTCAGGGAGAAAGTCAAACTGGTTGAGCGAATCAAGAGGGCGAGGGGGAAGTTAGCCGAAAACACAAGGCTTTTAACAAGCGGACAAGCCGACAGACTAGCTGAACTCAAGCAGAAACTAGCCGAACTAAACAGGCGAATGGTTCAGGCAGGGACAGACGCACAGATTAGGGAGTTGCGACTGAAGAGGCACGAACTGAAATGCAATATTGAGTTTTTAGAGGACGAGGAAAAACGCTTGCAGAAACTGGCGGAACAGGAACTCGAAAAAGCGGAAAGGGCGTGGCAAGCATGAAATTCATAATCCACGCAGTACCAAAGCCCAAAGGCAGACCAAGGGTTACGAGAAGCGGACACGCATTTACGCCAAAGTCAACGAGAGAGTACGAGCAGCTAATCGTCAGCGAGTGGGAAGTTCAGCATGGCAAAGCCGAGCCAACAAAGAATCCAGTTGCGGTCAGGGTTAGGTTCTACATGCCAATTCCAAAAGCAACTAGCAACAAGACTAGAGAGCGAATGGCAGCAGGGTTAGAAGTGCCAGCGAAGAAGCCAGACATTGACAATTTGCTTAAGGCAGTTTTGGACGCACTCAACGGAAAAGCGTATCAAGATGACAACCAAATCGTTGATATTTTAGCGGAAAAACGATATTCAGACGAGCCGAGAACGGAAGTTTTTATCAGCGAAATCATCTACCCTGCGTGTTGAGGGGTGGACTACCGCCACGAGAAACGTGCGAGAAGGTGCCTAATTTGACGATAGCGAGAAGAAAATGCGTTAGTCGATAATTGATATGGCTAAGATATAAAAATCGCTTAAAACTAAAATAAATCGGTTTTACGCATATATCACAAAATGACACCACGAAAGCAAATCGCAAATCAGCACAGAAATGTGACGGTGGATAAGTTAGATAAGATGGTGTGTATAAAGATACAAAAATTATAAATAAATATACAGAGCGGAGGGTTGATGAAATTTATAGATTTTTTCGCAGGAGTTGGTGGCTTTACACGAGGGTTTGAACTTGCAGGACACGAATGTATAGGACATTGCGAGTTTGATAGATACGCAGAAGCGAGCTACAGAGCCATGCACACAGCCACAGCCGAGCAGCTTAAACACCTTGCGAGCCTACCAAAACACAAACGGCAAAAGGAGATTTTAAAAGATGAATACCTCAATGGAGAGTGGTACTCAAATGATGTTCGAGCAGTTAACGTTTCCAATGTTCCAAGAGCAGATTGTTGGACTTTCGGAGCACCGTGCCAAGACTTCTCACTTGCAGGGAGACGAGCAGGGCTTGACGGTGAGAGAAGCAGCCTTGTACGAGAGATTTTTAGAATCGTGGAAGAACTCGAAGAAAAAGATAAGCCCACATGGCTTATATACGAGAATGTTAAAGGAATGTTGTCTAGCAACAGAGGACTTGACTTCCTCTCAATCCTCTCTGAAATGGACAGATTGGGGTACGATGCAGAATGGCAAATTATCAACTCAAAATGGTATGTTCCGCAAAATAGGGAGCGAGTATACGTTATTGGACATTATCGAGGAAGAAGTGGAAAACAAGTATTTCCTATCAAAGGAGCAGGCGGCGAAAATCGTCTTGAATTTGTAGGCGGTGTATACAGAGAAAAAGACGGACGATTAAGAAACAGTTATCGCACATATCATTCAAGGGGGTTAGCCCCCTGTCTCACCACTAGGGGGGGTGGAAACCTAGAGCCACATATATGTTTTGGAGTTGATATGAGCAAGAACCCCAAAGAAAGGGTTATAGCAAATGCACTACTAACAAAAGATAGAGGGGTGAAGAATAGACTGGCAGAGGGGACGGCAATCGCAGTTAAAACGAACGAGAGAAGTGATATAGCCACGTTATGGAGTGATAAATATAACTCTTATTTAGCGATTAGAAAGTTAACCCCTAGAGAGTGTTTCAGGCTGCAAGGTTGGACGGACGATTATTTTGAGAGAGCGGAACTTATGAACAGTAATTGCCAACTTTATAAACAAGCAGGAAATGGAGTAACCGTTAATGTAGTTAAAGAGATAGGAGAAAGATTAAGGTGACACAATGGCACATTTAATAATTAGCAAAGCTGTAACCGCAATATTAGCTATTGCTGCATGGGAGTTAGGAAAGAGGGGGCGCTATGTTAACCGAAATTAGGCTAATCGTGATGATTGCACTATGGGTAACGGCTATCTTTGGAGGGATTATGCGAAAGCGAGGGCACAAGCAGTTAGCCGACATATTAATCGCTATATTCGATATAGGAGTAGTTATAGTTGTAATTTCAATATTTTGGGGAGATTAAAAGATGATTGAAATAAAAGACCTTATCAAACTTTATATAATGCGAGATTTTATCTGGCTTTTAATAATTGTAGTGCTTTGCTCAACCCCTTTTATATTTGTCGGGTTAAGCACTTTAATTGAAAAAATAAAGAAAATTAAAAAACCATGATAACAACAATGAGTATAGCGGAACAATTTACCGCAGAACAACGAAAAGGTATTTGCAAGTGGTGTGTTGAGAACAAGAAAACAAAATGCACCACTTGTGCAATCAACCGAACAGAGCCGTATAAGGAGAAAAAGTGATATGGAATACATATATTGCAAAGATAGTGAAGAACTTGATTATACCATGAGAATACTAGAACGCATGGGGTATGAAAACAAACTTGAATTGTTACCTCTTGAAGATTTTATTAATGAAGAGGGAATGACGATATTTGTATCTGATAAATGCAAAATTATTAGTGGTGAGTGGGTGTATGGATTTTACACATATAGATGCAAACCGTCAAAACTTATGAGGGGTGAAGAAGTGGAGGGAGTTTTCCATAAAATCAACGAGCCAATCGATAGCGGAGCGTGGAAAGACTTAAAAACCGATCTAGCAACGAAACTAAACACAGAACTAAAAACAGACATTGAACCACTCGATGATACGGAAGAACTAAAAGCAGACAGAGAAAAGCTGCGTAAGTTCGCAAAGGACACAAAGGGCAAGGCAAAGATAACACTTGCGCCAATGCAGATTTTGAAAGACATTGCAGAGGTTAGGGAGTATGGTGTGAAGAAGTACGGAAGTGTTGACAGTTGGAAAGAAGTACCAATTGAGGACTACAGAGATGCACTATTCAGACACTTGCTAGAGTATATCAAAGACCCTAACAGCGTAGACAACGAAAGCGGAATCAAGCACTACAAACACATCGCTTGCAATCTAGCCTTTATATGTGAAATGGAGAACATGGAAGATGGCACTAGAAGCATATAAGGGAAATCTAATCATGGGCGGTATCGTCAAGGGTAACGTACATTATTTCCATAATGACGAGTGGAGCATTATGCGAAAACTAGAAGATATGGCGGTATATCATGACGGAATAACGTGGCGAGGTACAAGACGAGAAATCGAAGAAAAGTTTGGTACAGATATGATGGTGCAGTTCTTGAAGTGGCTACACCCTGATTTAATCAATCGATATGCACGTTGCCCCATATGTGGTTGTTTGATTTATGACGGTTCAGCCGCATTTTGTATCAAGTGCAAAGACGAGGGCAACAGAAGAATACAGCAAGCACTTGAGGAAACACCACCGCAGGAGTTCGCAAACATTGGACTAGAAGTTATTAAGTCAATTGTTTTCGAGTATAGGCAAGCCCTCAAACAGCTAAAAAAGAATCCGAACAACGGAACAGCACTAGCAAAGGTTCAGCAGGACGAGGAATGGTTCAAATCAAAGGACTTTGACATTTTGTCGCTAGGACTTGTGCATGGTGAACGAATTATACAAGAGGTGCGAAAAGAAGTTGATATTGATGTAGTAAGGAGAAGAAGATGATAACTAAAATCACGGAAATTTTAAAAGACCCCATGCGACCAATTGATAAGAAGCGACAAATATCCGCAAGGGTTAACGAAATGAAAGATATTAAAGACATATTGGTATCTGGTGACAATATACAAATTTCAGGTGGACTCTATCTACTTGTAAAACCAACTGATGAATTTAAAAAGACAATTAATGAATACCTAAACAATAGACTTGTGGAACTTGCAAAAGAGGTTCAAATTCTACAAGGTGTAACACCTATTGAGTACAAAGAAAGCGAGGACAAATAAGATGACAGCATACGAAAAATCAAAAGATAGAGCAGAAAGACGAGAAAGACTTGAAAACGAGTATGGTGATTTAGCTGCAAAGTGTACAAAGCTAAAGTTTAAGCTAAATGAAGCCGCAGACGACCTACCAAAGGACACGGTAGAGATTTTAAGAAATCAGCTAACCGTTATGCGTGAGTACAAGGCTATTTTAGAAAATCGTTTAGCGACTGGAAAGTATTAAAAGAGGGAAGCAATGAGTAGCAAGCGGAACAAGGAACTATCAGACCATAAAAGACCCCACCACTTCTTTGACGATATTTTGGGCGAGGAACGTGTTGACAGAGCATTTGAGTATGACGAACTAGACGATTGCAACGAGCATGAATGTTTAGACCACGTTAAGCACGTTTACGCCCCTGATGGTGGAGAGGAACTAACCTATGATTAATTCAGTAATCTTGCAAGGTTTCTTGCAAAACAAGCCGACGATGATTAAGACAGGGAAAGCAGAAACCCCTACAGCAAGTGCCATGCTCGTTGTGCCAAGACCCTATGCTTTTAAACGTAAAGAGGGGTTAAAGAACCGCTATTACGATAACATCAGAATTTACGCAAACGGTAAAAAGGCGAATACCTTGCGTAAAGGTATGAAAGGCGAGCAGACGATCGTTCAAGGGGTACTACATCAAGGAACATGGCACAATCCACAAACTGGGCAAAATGGCACAAGTTACTATGTGGTGTGTTCAGAAGTCCAAATTTTAGGGCGTATGGGTAAAATCACAAGGAGTGCAACACCTAACACCTTGCAGGGCGAAATCAACGATATTTTGAGGTATAAGGCAAGTACCAAAAATGAATATCAACCTCGTGAAATCAAAAAGGTGATTGACCCAACAGTAGAGCGAGGTGTTAACGCAAATACGATTGATGTTGATATGCCGATGGACTTTTTCCTAGATGATGATTTTGACGAGGAAGCTGAAAGGGTGCAAGCAGAAGCAGAAAGCGAGGACTTTATCAATGATTAAGAGGTGCGAAGTGTGTGGCAAATTCTTTGAAGCATTGAGGGAGTTTGAAGTCATCTGCGACAATCCCAAGTGCAAGAAAGCAAGGAACAAACAAAAACATGATGAGTGGGTGGCTAGAAATAGCGATAGAGTGCGAGAAATTCGTCATAGAAGCTATAAAAAGGCAAAGGCAAGGAAACGTGCCATTGAAGAAAGAAAAAGCCGTATAGAGCGATTTAAGGACGAAATAAGCCAAGAGCAAGAAAGGGCAAAGACCCCCAAGACATATGGCGAAATTCAAGCGGAGAAAATCATCAGAGAGCAGAGGGAAGAAAAACCCATAAAAATTGACAAATAACAGAGAAAGGAGACCCTATGAACTCATTTATAGCAACCGGGCGATTAGTTAAAGACCCTGCAAAGAGTTTAACCCCAAAGGGAAAATCAATAGCACACTTCAAACTTGCGGTAGTTAACAAAAGGAGCAAGAGGGAGGACGGCAAGTATGATACCGATTTTTTTAAATGTGTCGCATACGGAGATGTTGCCGATAGAATTTTAAGGTACAAGAGGCGAGGTGAACCCCTGCTAATTGTTGGTGAAATGCACTTCCCTAAATTCAAGTCAAAGACAAGTGACCATTGGATTATTTATCCCCTTGTAACTGCCCTTGATATTGATTTACTCACCACGCAGAAATACCATGACCCCAACAAACTAGCTGACAAGTTAGAACAAGAAGCCAATATGTTTGATATAGCTGCGGAATCAGAGGAAGAACACGAGCATGAAATACTTTAAACTTGATACAAAAGGCTTAATTTCCGACTTTAACAAGAATAAAAATGCCGTTCTTACCTTAAAGAGTGAGATACTTTTTGCAAAGCAAGAAAAGAGGGCGGCAATAGACGAAATCGAACAAAGCGACTGGACTAGACGCATTGAATTATTACACCTAAAACAAGAAGAATATCAGCATTATGTAAACATGGTGGTGCTAGGGTTTTCAGCAATAACCGAAATCGAAAGAATCATACTTGAGGGTTGGATTGTTGAGGGGAAAGACGATATAGAACTTGCCGATGAATCACTCATACCGATAGAATCTATCGAGAGAGCCAAAAATAAGGCTCTAGCCAATTTTGAGGCGGTGATTAACCCTTTATAGCATTTATGCAGCAAATCGTCTTAAAACGGAAATATAAGCCATATACGAGCAATATAAAATGGGGCGGACAACACACCCCATTTTTTTTATTTGCCTAAACCCCTTGCGTGAGTGCCGCCAGATAGCTTGCACTAGCCAATTAGTGCCTTTCTAAAATAATCCTCTTGACTTTCAAATAGCTTCATAGCCTTATCGTGTAGGCTAGTACCACCGAATACTTCATCGATTGATAACGGTATATACAATAACGCTACATCGATATTAGTTTCTGAATATCCGGAAAAATCCAATGTGCTTTTCAGTTCGTCGAGAATCCAGATGTACAAAGCGTAATCAACGCCATGATTTACGCAGTTAGTTTCAAATTTTGCCCCTGCTTTAGTGAGGTTGTCAAAAGCCTTAACCTCTCTTGCCGCCATGCGTCTATTGTGATAGATGTTATCATCTATCAGCCAAACCACAAAGAACAGTATAGGCACTCCGAACACGGCAAACAGACATAAAAGCCTTGTGCAGATATCAAATATCGTATTTCCGACACCGTCGCCATAAAAAGCCCAATCAGGCACATAGCTACTCATTGCTTTACTCCTTTACTTGCCTAGATAGTTCTCAATTGCCTTGCGAATAATAGCCGCTTGACTGTCTCCGTTAGCCTTAGTTGTTGCCCTAAATTCCTCTACTAGGGCGATAGGCAAGTTGACCTTGACCTGCCTATAATTCTTTTCAGCATAGCGACGATTAGCCGCCTTTCTTGCTTCTGATACTGCCATATTTACCCCCTTATAATTCCGTATCCGCTCTTATAGACTCTAAATCCTCACAGAGTTCTTTATTTGCTTGTCCAATTTCCTCGTTGACACTATAAAGCCTATTAACCTCTGAAACAGCATTAGCGACAACGGTTTCCAGAAATTCCTCATATCGTTGCTCCTTTCAATCCATGAGGGGAATAAAGCCCCTCGTTATTCCTCGTCCTCGTTGTCTATTGCTTCCCAAAACTCAGTATATTCTTCTTCTATTTCTTCGATTGCTTCATGTATGCAGTCATCAACTATATAGCAGCGAATTAAGACGTCACAAGCTTCTTCATCGCCCTCGAACGCATAGCCGAAATGGCTCAAGGCTTCTTCAAGTAAGTCAAAATTACCGATTAGGTTTTCGCCTGCCTCGTATCTGCTAAACGTATAACTTCCGCTTGCGTTCCCGGTAATAGAATCCTCATTGATTAATTCTGCGTCATGTAGTGCATCTTCTAACTCGTCAATTGTTGTATAATCTGCAAAATCCATATTCTCATTGATATAATTGACAATATCGTCTTTAACTGCGTGCATGTAATTGTAAGTAAACATTGTTTTAACCCCTTTCTATAGTTCCATAAACTGCCTTTTATTCAGTCCGCAAAATGATTTTATATGGCGTCCGGTTGTTGCCGTCCAACCATCAAACCATAACCGCTTTATTTCTCCGTCTGCTGTTCTTCTGATGATTGGTGTGTCATAGCTATATAGCGTTTCCGAGCCATCATCAGCAATAACAACTTTCGCTTTGCCGTAAAAACTAGCCTGATTATTAGTTGGGGTTAATTCGTATTTTTTCATTTGTCTTTTTTGCATTTATCTTATATAATAAATGCGCTCCTTTCTTTTGTTATCTCGACCGGTAATAATTGATTGGGTTTTGCGGACTGTTCCAGCAGTCCGCTTTTTTAATTGTCTTTTAGCTTTCCTTTAGCTTGTTTATATTATACAATGGTACATGTATATTGTCAATAGTATTTTCAATCTTTTTTATGTTTTTCTTTGTTTTTCTGTAACCACCAAACATGTGTTCGTTTTGTGTTTTTTTAAAAAGTTGCTTGACAAGTTAAGATAAACGAACCTACACTATAATTGTACCTAGACAGTAAGAAATGAACCGAGCAGAGCGATACACTCCGCCCAGCGAGCAGGCGACCACCTAACCGCATATATGTCTAGCAGCGACTAGGCGAACGCACACCGCACCGCCTTTGATTTAACAACTCAATTAATCAATCAACTATTCAGAACGTGAGCCGAACACACGGCGTCAGGTTCTTTTTTTTTTGCCTTTATTCAGCCGTCAGCGAGTGGGGCGGCAGTCAGCAAGGATTTAATAAGCCTAATAAAGTAAATGAATATCTTTAATCATTCCATAAAGCAAGAAACGAACGCAGCAGCGTGAGAGTTAACCAACAACAAGAAATCATGGTTATAAAGGTGTTTAACTACAAGGTATAAACACACGGAGCAGCAAGCGAACAACCAACAACAAATAAATAGACGCTGTCAGTTAACAGATAATCTATAGGCAGTAGGGCAACTATTCCGAAAAATACAATTTAGGGAATAGTTCAAACATAGAGAGATAAGACCTACAACGTAGTAATTGCAAGGGGTTGTGTTTCACCCACCCGCAAGCAGGTGAAACCACATCATAATTATTTGTTTTTACCAACAAGAAAACAGCCGAACACGTAGGGGGGAGAGAAGGAGCGACCCGCTGCGCCCACGCCCTCGTCTGGGATTCGTATATATATATATACAGTACATCTACATTTTGAAAACCACTTGAAAACAAGGGGTGCATGACCCCAAAACGTGTGTGTAAGAGAAAGTAAGTGGTAAGAAAAAAATATAAAAAAAATAAAAGAGGGAATACATGAATGAAGCTGAAATATATAGAGGCGTCCTACGGAGAGATTACGCAGAGTACGTAAAGTATGTACATAGTGGTTCATGGATAAAGAGCCGATTTCATGAGTTCTTGTGCAAATATGTGCAGAACTTTATAGAGAGAAAGACAGACGCACCATATGAGATACTTGTTATACATACGCCGCCGCAACACGGCAAAAGCCAGACAATAACAGAGACTTTGCCTAGTTGGTATCTAGGGAAAAACCCTGAACACAGAGTTATCGAAATATCGTATAACAAAGACTTTGCAATCAGGTTTGGTAGAAGAAACAAGCGGAAAATAGTTGAATTTGGCAAAGAGATATTCGGTATCGAGATATCGAAAGAGGCGAGTAAAACGCAAGAGTTTGAGCTAGAGAACCATAGCGGCGGTATGTTATCAGCAGGAGTTGGAACATCTGTAACAGGACAGAGAGCGAATTTACTGATAATAGATGACCCTATCAAGAACAGAGCAGAGGCTAACTCAAAAGCAAGGCGAGACCTTATATATGATGAGTGGCTAACCACGTTTAGAACGAGATTAGCACCACATAGCAAGGTAATACTGATAATGACACGTTGGCACGAGGACGATTTAGCAGGGCGACTTTTAGATGAAGAAGATAACATCAAGTATCTGCGATTTCCGTGTGAATGTGAGGACGAGAACGACCTATTAAGACGAGCGATAGGCGATTCTCTTTGTCCTGATATTGGGAAAGATAAGGTGTGGCTAGAGGGAACAAAAGCAACCATGTTATCGGAAAGCGGTTCGATGGCGTGGAACGCACTATATCAAGGCAGACCTACAGCCAAAGAGGGTAATATCATCGAGCGAGACTGGTGGCAGTACTATGATGAACTACCTGAAATAGCTGATTGGGTAATGAGTGTAGACGCAACATTTAAAGATACAGAGCAGTCCGACTTTGTTGCAATCCAAGTATGGGGCAAGGTCGGAGCAAGCCTATATCTGATAGACGCTGTTAAGAAAAGGCTAAATTTCCCATCTACGATAGTTGAGATACGCAGATTGAGGGCGATGTACCCTAAATGTATGACAACACTTATAGAGGACAAGGCTAACGGTAGTGCGATTATCACGATGTTAAGACACGAACTGTTTGGAATTATTCCAGTAGAGCCTAACGGCAGTAAGATGTCGAGAGTACAGGCAATACTAGGAGCAATCGAGAGTGGTAACGTATATCTACCTAGAAATAAAAGGTTCACTAATGATTTCGTAGATGAGTGTTCGAGTTTTCCTAACGCAGCACACGACGACCAAGTCGATAGTATGTCGCAAGCACTAAACAGACTTATCTATCAGAGTGGAGAGAAGAAAGCCGTTAAAAAGAAGTCTGTAATGGAACTGATGTTTCCTGCGTACTATGAGAATAAAGGCGGTAAAGGGAAAATAAGACCGATATAAGGGGGAATGATGATAGAAATAGCACTTGTAATATCAAGCATGATGATTCCGATAGCGGCAGGCATATCTTTCGTTATAGGTTACAACGTAAATGCACCTAGAAAGCTGTTATTTGGGGGTAGGAAGCCTAAAAAGACGGAATACGAGAGAAAGATGGAACAGATAGATAACGTTAGCTTAAAAGGGGAATAAATGGGTATTTTTAATAAAAAGAATGATACGGATTTTACTACTCAAATATGGCAGAAGTACGAAAAGACAAAATCGTACATGCAGAAAAAGAGTATTCTATCTGATTCAGAGCGGAACTGGAACTTTTATATAGGCAAACAATGGGAAGCTGTAAAGGGTTCAGCAGGACTAGAAGATAAGCCTATACAGAATTTCGTTAAACAAGTAGTGAAATACAAGGTTCACTCTATATCACAGCGAGATGTAACAGCGATATTTAGTGATGTAACCGGTAATTATGCTGATGTATGTTCAAATATTGGCAAGCTATTCGATATTTCGTGGGAAAAGTCTAATATGGGCAGAATATCACGAAAGGCATTAAAGGCTGCGGCTATTCAAGGTGACTCATACGTATTTTGGTACGGTGGTGACACAAGAAAGAAGCCACAAATACTGAATAATACACAGATATTGTTTGGTGACGAGAACATATCAGAACTACAAGAACAGCCTTATATCATCATTGAGGAACGTTTAGGAGTTGAAACCGTAAAGGCTAGGGCGAGAGATAACGGCTTGCCTGACAGCGAGGTAGCTTTACTGCGTGAGGACGGAGCAACAAGCGACACCTTGCTAAACAAGGACGAGGTGGGAAACAAAATTACATCGCTTGTGTACCTAGAACGCAAAGACGGAGTTATCCATGTGGCAAGAGCAACGAGAACAGTTGTTTATGAGCCACTACACCCTATTAAACAGCGTAAGAACGGTGAATATTACGGCATAGGCTTATCACTATATCCGATCGTTCCAATGGTATGGGAAGAAGTGCCAAATAGTGCTAGGGGTGTATCAGAAGTATCAGAGATAGTGGCAAATCAGCTTGAACTTAACAAAATGCTTGCTAGACGAAGCGAGAGTGTTAAGCAGACCGCATTTCCACGAATGGCGGTAGACAGAACAGCGGTTGCTAATCCTGAAGATTTAGACAAGGTCGGAGCGACAATTGAGGTTAATGGCGGTAACTCAAAGGCTATAGACACCATGATTTCGTATCTAGCACCGCAGGCACAAGCAGGAGATGCAAAACAGCTATCTGATGAACTCTTAAATACAACAAAAGACCTTGCAGGAGCGAGTGATACAGCACTAGGTAACATCGAGTTATCGAGAGTATCAGGAACTGCGGCAACAACAGTTAGAGACCAGCAGCAAGTAACACTCAACGAACAAGCTGATATGTTCAAGGAATTTGTTGAAAATGTGGCGCTCTTGTACTTTGACCTATGGAAAACCTTTTATCCTGACGGTGTCAAGTTTGAACAGGTCGAGGTAACAGCAGAGGAACTACAAAAAGTAGAGCCGACAGTAAGGATAGATGTATCAGAGAATACAACACTATCGAGAGTTGCCGAACAGCAGGAAGTAACAAACCTCTTCAACAACAACAAGATTACGTTTGACGAGTTTGTAAAGCTATATCCTGAACACGCAACGATTGATAAAAAGAGATTACAAGAAGTGCTAGAGGAAAGAAAAGCGGAACAGGAAAGACAGAGGCAAGAAATGGCACAGCAGCAACAGATGATTGCAGCACAAGGCGGTGAACAGCCGATTGACAACAATGTTCCTAGCGATGAGATAAATAACGATGTAGGCGGTGGAAACGCACCAAGCTATCAAGACATTCAGTCACAACTAGCACAGAAATAAAGGGTAAGGGAAATGGCAAAACTAGAACTAGAGAAACATACAGAGGACGAGGTTTTAGGGTTGTTTGAACAGTTCCTCAAAGAGGTTGAGGACAACGAGTATAAAACACTACCAACAAAGTCAAGGTTTGCAGACTTTCTAGGACAGCCAAGACGAGAGGTAATGCGATATTTCGCATTACACTCTCATGCAGAGGCGAAGATGAAAGCGATGATTGCAGACACATTGATTGAGGGTGCAATGCTTAAAAAGTACGTTCCGAACGCAACAATGCACGCACTCAAGAATATATGCGGTTGGGAAGACAACCCTAAACAATCAAAGGCTCAAGCAAGTAAACAGGAAAGCGACGATAGAAAAGCTAAACGTGAACTTGATGAGTATATAAAAGAGCAAGGCTTGCTCTTGAAACGCAAGAAAAAAGAAAGCGATTCAGAAAAAGCCACAGTAAGTTAATACCAATTCAATTAGCAAGGGAGAAAGAGCGTTGGAAAACAACATTGAAACAAGCGTAGAAACGATGGAAGTCGCTGAACCATCAACAGAAGTTGAAAGCGGAGAAAATGTGGAAGTCGCTGAACCACAGGACAACGTAGAACAGAACGAGCAGGCAGAAACTATTGACGAGGGAACGCAGACAGAGGGCACAGACCAATCCGATAACAGCGGAAGAACTGAAAGTGATGCTGCATTTGCAGAAATGCGAAGAAAAAACGAGGGATTGGAGCACGATGTACAGATTTTGCAAGACGCATTAAGCAGGTACTTTGACGGAGAAACACCTGAAGAATTAGCTTTAAGGGCACAAGCATACAGCGAGGAACGAGAGTATGACGATGTTAAAGCTGATTACGATAGGGATAAGGAACTCGAGGACTTGCGAGAAAAGGTGAGGCTTGCAGAAGAAGAAAAGATGAACCTTGAAATAGACCAACTGATAGCACAAGGTTTGCGTGATGTTCAAGAAATTGACCCAACCATCAAATCATTAGAGGAACTAGGCGAAACCTTTGCCAACTTCATAGGTGCAGGCTTAACAGCAAAACAGGCATATTATGCTACACAGCAAATGGAAGCAAGGGAAAAGGTACACGCACCAAGCGGTGTAGGTAAAATCGCTGACAACAAGACAGAGCGAGAATACTACACATCAGAGGAACTAGACAACCTAACTGATGAGGAAATGGACGCTAATTGGGATAAGGTTAAAAAGTCACTAGCAAGACTATAAAAAGCTAAATAGTGTGTTTTTGATATTAAGTGTATGTGTATTCAATAAGAGAAAGGAAAGTTTTAATTATGTCTTATAACAACTTTAAAGCTACTATTTGGAGCAAGGAAATTCAGAGAGAGAACGAGAGACTTTGCGTATTTGCCGCAGACACAAACCAGAAGTTTGAGGGCGAGATTAAGAACGCAGGAGATAGCGTTCGCATTCAGGGAGTTGGCAAGCCAACAGTAACAATGTTTGACACCATGAACGGTGATGTAGTTCTAAATGGTGCTGAAACAGTAGAAGATACATCAGTAACTCTAGTTGCAAACAATGTCGCTACTTTCAACTACAAGGTAGACGATATTGATAAGGCACAGGGGGCTGATGTAATGTCCGCACTCAATCAGGAGTCAACAGAGGTTTGTGCTAACGAGATTGATAAGGTTATCGCTAATCTATCGTTAGACAATCAGACACAGAAGTCTGCGCTAACTCTAGTAACAAAGGACAACGTGCTTGACCTACTAGATAATGCACTAGAGCAGCTATACCTAGCTGATGTATCACCAAGCACAACTATTACAGCGACTGTATCACCAAAGTTTTATACGTTGTTTAGAAAGGCTTATGTAAAGCTAGACACTAACAACAGCGAGGAACTAAAGAACGGAAAGATGTCGATGTACAACAACTGTATCATCAGAATGTCTAACAATGTTGCAAAGGACAAGAGCAACAACGAGCTTATTCAGGTTAAGACACAGAGAGCTATTGCCCTTGCAAAGAGCAAGCCACATGTTGAACCATACAGACCTGAAAACTCATTCAGCGATGCAGTTAAGGGCTTCATCATTTTTGGCACAAAGCTAGTTAGACCAAAGGAACTTTACAACATCAATGTTAAGTACGCATAAAGCGTGCTTAACAGTTGGAAGTAACTAGAGTAGAAAGGGAGAAAATATAATGGCAGTAGTAAAAGTAGAAAAGGCAGTTACATCAATTAATGACCCTGCAAAGGTTACATTTAAGTCCGTAAGCGGAGATTTCGCACTTGACCTAAAGGGTAAGGACTTCAAGACGGTCATTCTGTTCAGGGCAACAGCAGGAACACCAAAGGTAACAATTCCAGTAGGTAATGCACTAGGCGGTGTGGGAGTTGGACTTGATTTCACAATGGCAACAGGCGAGGTTAGAACGCTCGTTGTAGATTCAAGCTACTACAAGACTGTATCAGGCGAGAACAAGGGTTATCTTGTTTGCAAGGCTAATGCAGCCGTTGATGTAGCAGTAATTCACCTACCATAGAGTGAACAATAGGGCGAGGGTAAAACCTTGCCCTTAATTTTTAAGAAAGGGGAACAAGTTTAGTGAGTATGACGTGGAAAGACCTTAAAGACGAGTTAATTGATTTAGGGTTTGAAGAAGATGATACATATTCTGAATACAAGCGAATAGCAGTAAATTCAACGAATAGAGCGGTTCGCATTATCCATACAGTAGTTGTTCCACAGATTGAAGATTATCTCAATGGTAAGTGGGGGTATCCGAGCAAAGACGAGAACGGAAAAGAAACGTGGGTTTTACCAAAGTTTAAGCCGTTAACGATAGATGTTGAGGACGATACAAAGATAAATGTTCCTGAAATAACAGAGCCACTTGTTGGAATATTAGCAGCACATTATTTGTGGTTAGATGATGATTTAACAAAGGCTACTATTTACTGGAACGAGTACGATGATTTAAAAACGCAGATTATTCAGAGCGCAAAGTTAGTCAAGAAAGCCAAGATAGTTGGGGGTATAGGTTAATGGGAAAGCTAAATGTACCATCACAGCCAAGTGTTAGACAAGCACAATATCGTGAACTATTAGGTGTGGACTATTTACGTGACCATACAGAGGTTGACCACAGACGCTCACCTAAAATGGTTAATATGATTTCCGATTTAGGTGGCAATCCGATTAAACGTGACGGATATAGAGTTGTAGGTATTCGATATGACGCAATATTGAGCGTTAGAGGTGAGAAATACGGAATATCGAGTAATATATCCTCTATCGTAATAAACCGCCTAGAAATGGGAAATAATCACGTTCTCGATGAAACTCACATCAAGACTATTGACGGAAAGTTTGGGAATGTAAATACAGCTTTTAGTTATCAGAAATACATTTACATACTATCCCAAAATGCTATCGTGCGATATGACACCGTGACAAACGATGTTTTGATTGCAGGAACTGGGGAAAAGATGATGTCAAAAGGTAAGGTTGGCGAGAGCGAACCTATAAATGACAAGATTATTCCTAGCACAGTTATATCGCTACAACCAAACGGACTAGGCGGAACGGCACTTGATAGCAAGAACCTAGCTAGTATCTATCAGACAGTTACATATCTAGGTGACGGAGAAACGAAAGAGTATAAAATTCCGAACTATGACAAGGTGGGCAGTTATGTAAAAGCAGAGGTGCTAGATAGCGAGGGTAAGTGGAAAGTTGTTAATGTAGGCACTAGTTCACCACAAAGCATTGTTGGTAAAACACTAGACGGAAAGGGAACTGATAATTTCCGTGTTGTAGACAATAAGGCAACCTTTACAACAGCACCAAGTAAGCCGTTAGTAAGCGGAGAACCTAACGTGAGAATTACATTTGCACCGTTCTCTACAGAACAAGTTGACGGTGTAAATAGAGGGTACTACAACAAGACACTAGTTGAAATACTTAATTCAAGAACGATAATTTACTTTAATTCAAGGCTATTTATAGCTGTTGAATCGAGGACACACTATTCCGATGTTGATAATCCGTTCAGTATTCCTGACCTTAACTATTTTGATGTTGATAACAACATCATGTGCTATACACGTTCTAGTTCATATCTAGCAATTATCACAAAGGATAACGGTAGAAATACGATATTCCTTGCAAGCGAGATAAAGGACAATAACGTAACACAATATAGCGTAAAAGCGTCAAACGCAGGGGTTGGGGCGGTATCACAGAAGTGTATAGGGATAATCAATGACGAGCCAACATTTTTATCGAGAGACGGACTTTTTGGCATAATGACGAATTGGCAGAGCGAGAAATATGCAGTTAATCGTTCCGCAAGAATTAATCGTGCATTATGCGGAGAAGAACACCTTGAAAATGCTGTTGGTTGTGCATGGCGAGAATATTTCTATGTAGCCATAAATTCACGAATGTATGTGTTAGACAGTCGGCACAAATCAACGGATAGGCGAAGTGACCGCAGTTATGAGGGGTACTTCTTTGAGAATATTCCAAACATACAGTCTATGTTTGTCATTGACAACAGAATGTACTTTGCTGATGAAAGTCACACCTATACATGGAACGAGGACTTATCCGAAACAGCAAGATATTTAGACAACGCAAAACTTGTAGATGGTTCATGGACTGGAGAGCCCGTTAAGGCTATGTGGTGTTCCGCATTTGATGATGACGGTTATCCGTCAAAGCTGAAAACACTACAAAAGAAAGGTTCATTTGTAACACTTGTACCACATTACAAGACTGGTTGTGAACTAACTCTTGTCAAAAACGGAGACGAAAGGCAGTACGTAGGCGAATTTACAGCGGATATGATGTCTTTTGAACGCATTGATTTTTCAAGGTTTGTATTTAATGGTGACACAGCAACAGCTGACTTTTTCATGAAGAAGAAGATAAAAAAATATAAGCGATTACAAATCATATTAGAGAATAACAAGGCTGAACCTTTTGGTATAACGAACGTTGTTAAGTCTTATACTATTGGAGATTTAGCTAAAAGGTAAAAGGGGGAGACGATGGCAGGAATACCAAAAACAGATTATACAATTTCCTCTGCGGAGATTGCGGCTAAACATGTAGCAGCGGCAGATACAACACTAACAGGCACAGCATTGCAAAATAAGAAAGTGTTTGACGCACTACCTGAACTAATAGCTGAAAAGGTAAACAACCTAGCGAAACACGTTGACGGAGATTTCACATCAATGGAAATTGCCCCACAAGTGTTGAGGAAGTATGAATCACTAGGTTGGGAATCAGAGTAGAAAGGGGGAATAAACATGTCAAGCGTAGCGGTAGGTGGAGCAAATACTCACTCGTTTATGAATGGGGGCTCACCATATGCAGAGATTTACAATCAGTATGCTAAACAGCAGGGAGATTTAAGGAATCAGTTTGTAAAACAGCTTGAAACTAACAAGGCTAATGATACAAACAAAAGCAACGCCAATTATGACAACACGGCAAAACAGAACTACATCAAGTACATGCAGCAGTCGAGACAGTTGCCTGAAAGCCTTAATGCACTAGGTGTAAATGGCGGAGCGGCAGAATCGTCACTAATTAGGCTAAAGACGAATTACGGCAACAATGTTGCTACTAACGAAGCTAACAGAAACACCGCAATTAATGATATTAATAACAACTATGCTAACAAGCTAACGAGTTATGACGAGGAATTTCAGAACAAACTGAATACCGCATATCTGACACAGATGGAGAATCAGAGAAAGTGGGAACAGGAACAGCGAGAGAAAGATTTACAGTATTTTGCTAACTCCATTACAGGAAGATTTAAGACTGTTGGCGAGTATCAGACACTCATTAATCAGCTATCATCTTCTAGTGACCCTAACAAAGATTACAAGATTGCGTTAGCACAGCAGGCGATGAACGCACTTGCAGGCACTAGCGGAAGCGGTGGCGGTGGTGGTTACAGCCGAAGCCGATACGGTGGACGTGGCGGTGGTTACGGACATGGCGGTAGTTCTAGTGCAAGTGGAGACGCTACATCAGTAAGTGCAATAGAGGAAGCATTTAGAGCAGGAGCAGGATTGCTCAATAACGCACCTAAAAAGAGTAAAGGCAGAAACACACCAATAGGTGTAAATATGTACAAGAACCGAAAAGGTGCATGGAGAGTAGCTAGATAAGAGGTTATACAATGGGTTTTTTAAGACGAGCGTTTAACAAGGTAAGAAGTTGGTTTGCTGATAAAGAGCAGACTGTTCGTAGTGCAGTAAACCATGTTGACAGAACTATTAATAATTATGTTGACAGAGGAACATCATATGTAAGAGACGCATTTAGACAGAGAGTTGTTAACCCTATTGAGAAACTACAGAAAGAGAATCGAGAAAAATGGGGCAACCCTTTTTCTCGTTCTTTTAATAAAAAGGCTGACCCTAACTATCTGAAACAACAGCAGATAATGAGGTCACAAGCCGATAGGGAGAAAGAAAAGAAACAGCGAGAGGAAGCAAGAAAGAAACTAGAGAGTACAAAGGCTTTTAAGGACGCAATGAAAACCCCTATGAAAGCTGATTTACCGCTAGGCGAAACACCAATTTCCGTATTCAACAAGGCACAAAAAGCCAAACTCAATGAGGTTATTAAGGTTGACGGAAAAGCTATAAAAAGGGAACAGCTTTTAAAGGATAGGCAAGCACTAAAGAGCGGAATTGCTGACAAGAAAGCTGTTGAGCGAATCAAGTTAGCGAACGCAAAGGAACACCCTAACGCTTCTTATATCTCCAACAAAGCAATTGAGGGAATACCAGGTATTAAGGGTTTAGAAAAACTCGCAGGAGACGATGGGAAAGCTGCAAAAATTGCTCGTAAGAACTCTAGTGCACTAGCGAAGCCAGTAGGACTAGCGGCTGAATTAGGCATGGGCGCACTTTCCTTTGGTGCGGCAGAAGAACCTGCAAAGGCAGTATTCAAGAAAGTTGCACCGAACCTTGTGAACGGAGCAAGGCTAAAGGTTGGAACTAAACTAGCCAATTCTAGGTTTGTAAAAAACGCTGCAAGAAAAGAACTTATGAGTGTTGGCGAAAAGGTCACAGAAGAAAGCCTAAAGAAAGCGGCAATGAAACGTGGATTGTATCTTGCTGACAAGCTGGGTGCAGACGCAGCAATCAACTCAACAGCAGGAGCAATTGATGATGTATCGCAAGCATATGCGGACTCTGATAATGCGAAAGAGTTTAAGAAGAACCTAGCTACTAACGCCGCCTTAAACTGGGGGCTAGGTGGAGTAGTTACTCTAGGTGGCGATGTTGTTAAAGGACTACATGCAGGGAAAAAGCTAAAGGAACTTGACCGACTAGGCAAACTTGCCGAACAGCATATTTCTGATACAGAAGTTGAGAGTGTTCTTGAAAAAATAGGCAAGAATAATGCTAAAAAGGTTGAGAAACAGCTTGCTGAATCAGTAGACGGACTAGGCGAGAAAATCGCTAAAAAGGTCGAAAAAAACGAGCCTAAAATTTCCGTTTTAAGGCGAGAAAATGAGGGCAAAGGTATCATAACACCTTTAAAAAATGAGGATATAAACGTGCCTAGCGAAGCAAAGCACGATGTATCGGACTTAATCAGAAAAGAGGGCGATGTAGCACCTAGCCTAAAGAGAAATCCTGAAACATACGCAAGTCTTGATGAGAGCGTGCCGTTTGACGCACCAACACGTAAGACAAAGGCTGTTACAAATGAGCCAACCATCAAGGCTGACGGCACAGAAGATGAAAGAGCCGTGCTAGAGAAGATTAACGCACGCATAAAGGAAGAACACAACAACATTCAGTCTATCAAGGATATGAACGAAAAGGTGAACGCCTTTAACGAATTTCATGCAAAATTAGACAAGTCAAAGGCTGTTCAAGAAGAAGCGCAGAGAATCGCACAGAGTGGAGACTCTGACGGAGCATACAGACACATTGTCGAAAATTCACCGTTTAGCGAGTTTAAGAAAGTTGCTGATGATGTCGATGTGAATATCAAACCTCATGCTGATGTGGATAACTCGGTCGAGCGTGTGGATAACATTATGGACGATGTGCCAAAGAGCGATGTTCGAGTAGATGATATTCACGCAAAAGTAAGCACAGAACCAAAAGCAAAGATTGAAGCCGACTTTAACAAAGAGGTTAATATTCCAAACTTTAGCGATGAGGAACTGGAACGCTTAACTAGGGATTATGACGAGAACCTATCTCGTTTAAGTGGCGAAGAAATGCGTCGCAATGTGAAAGATATTAAGGCTACAAGAACAAAGGATAAGTTTACATCAGAGGCACTAGCAAGCGAGTTAAACCGACCACAGAGTGCGTACAGCAGAGAGCTGCTAGAGGACGCACGAAACAAGGGGCTTGCTGACTATAAGGTAAGCCACGCAAAGGTAGAGTATGGCAAGGCAGTAAATAGAGTTCAGGAAAACACTAACGAGGTTTACCACTCACTTATCAAGAAATATCGTGACGAGAGAAGCGGATATGTTGTTGATGATTTAGCAGACGCACTTGTTTTACAGCAGCACCTAGAGAAAATAGGTATGCACCAAGAGGCGTCTAACGTGACGCTCGTTCTAGTCGATATGATGGATAAATGGGGTAAGTTTGGAGCAGTAGCAAAGTATCTGAAATGGGTAACACCAGAGGGCAGAAAACAAATTGCCGAACGTAGGTTAAAGAATATTGCGGCAGATAGTGGTATGGAAGTTGAATCGCTTGTAAGCCGTATACCAAACTATGAACAGAGAGTGGAGAGGTTCGCAAACGAGGAAAATGACCTACTTGCACGCAAGCAGCTAGGTTCAATATGTTTGTCCGCAACAAAGTTTACCGACTTTACCGCAGGGCAGACACTACGAAATATCCGTATGTTTATGATGTTGTCTAATCCAAAGACAGATATTGTAAATATCGTAAGTAACGCAGTAAACACAACAGCTTTATTCGTGAAAGACGATTTTCAGTATTTTGTTGAGGGTTTAATGCACAAAGCAGGGCTTATTGACGAGCGAAAGACTGGGTTTGTAAGGATTGACGAAGTGCCTAAATTTATGAACGCAGTCAAGACCTACGGAGATGATGTTGACAAATTTATCAAGGCAGATGTTGAGGAAATCATAAACGCAGAAGCCAAGTACGCAGATGGCACTAAAATTACTGACGGTGATTTAGGTTGGAAAGAGTATATCAAGGGTACTGGCGATATGCGAGGCGGTATGCAGAAAGTTGGTAGAGCCGTTCAGGTAGCTAACGAAATGCGAGGGAGAACCCTTAACTGGGGCGACAAAGTATTTGCTACATTTGCCTACAAGAAACAGTTTTATGGCTATTTGAAACTACACAACTTTGACAAGGTAAGCAAAGCAGAACAAGAACAGCTTATCCAAAAGGCGAGAGTTTATGCGGCAGATAGCGCAAAAGAGACAACATATCGAGAAGCAAGCAAACTTGCTGATTGGTTAAATAATGCAACAAACGAGGGTGTAAAAGACGGAGCAAGTTTTGGAAAGAGAATTTTAGGACTTGCTGTAACAATTGAGCAACCGTTTATTAAAACCCCTATAAACGTAACAAAGCAAATGGTTAACTACACTCCTATAGGAGTTGTTAACGGAGTGGCTCGTTTTGCCCACGCAAGAAATCAATACGCAAAAGCTTATGACAAAATACTGCGAGAATACGGCTATAAAGTGGGCGAAAAAATACCTGCGGACGTGGAGAAGAAAATCAAAGCGTTCGCAACAAGAGAGGTAACACCGCTATATACAGAGGCGGCAAACAAGTTTTGTAGAGGTATGACTGGTTCAACTGCGTTCCTTGCTGGGTTCAAAATGCAAGGGTATGACCCTGACCTATCTGACGGATTTTCTGTAATCACAGATAGCGGAGCAGACGAGCAAGAATCTGACTACTTTAAGAGATTAGGCACGCAGGACTATTCCATAGTTCACAAGAAAGGCGATAAGACCACAAGCACAAAGCTGAATCTATCACTACCAATATCCGCTTCATTCTTTGTTGGTGCAAAGGTAAGGCAAGCCCTATATGGTGACAAGACCGAAGATGGAATGAGCATGTTTGACGGATTAGATAGGTTTATAGGTGTAGTGGGTGCATGTTTAGAGCCTGTATTTAGTTCATCTTGCTTAACTGGTGTAACCTCAACATTTAATGATATTAAGCAGAACAAAGACCTAAATCCATTTGTTGCGGCTGTTATGTCAATGACAAAAAACTATGCTAATCAGTATATCCCATCAGGATTAAGGGCTATTGCGAAAGCGACTGCACCGTATGACTTTGATTATCAAGGCACATCAAACACTACTGGCGGTAACAGTTGGGAGTTTTGGGCTAATGGCATTATGGGTTCTATACCAATTGCCAACAGACGCCTTGCACCAAGAGTTGATGTTAACGGAAATATTGTGGGAGAGGTTAAGAACGGCAAGGATAGAGCATGGAGAATATTTGACGCATTTTTCAATCCGTTCCCTACTACAGATGTAAAAGTTGATGATGTAGCAAAAGAGAACGTAAGGCTTTACAGACAACAGAAAGCACTTGACCTAGCCGCAGGAGTTAATCCTGAAAACAGCCGTGCAGGAGATATATTGCCAAAGAATCTGACAAAGAACGAAATAAATATATCAAGAGCACTAGGCAAGGAAAATGCAATCCGCATGAAGTTAGACAAGTTCGAGCGTGCAGAGTATAACAGAACTCGTGCAAAAGACGGAAAAGAGGTTGTTGAACAGCTATTAGATAGCCGTTACTTCAATAGGCAAGGTGCTTTAAAGAACCATAACGTGCCGTCATACAGCATGAGCGATAAGTTCAATCTAAAGGAACTATCAGGTGCGAAAAGTACCAATGACGCTATGAAGTGGCTTGCTAAACAGCCTGCATATATACACGCTAGCGATAGTGACAAGTACGAAATGAGGAAAACTGTTTATACCAAGTTCAACACCAAAAACTCACAGAAAAATGTGTATGTGAATGTTAAGGGCAAGAGTGCTGACGATTGGGCTTATACACAATTGAGTTCTAAAATGCGAGGGCTAGTTGATAGTGGAGTTATCACAAAGAAACAGGCGGCTGACTTTGTTGCAGGAACAAAGAGTGACAAGCGAATGAATAGCGCTAATCCAAGATATAACGGAGAACACTACAGCCGACCATATTGGCGAGATATGAACGCTTATCTAGCCTCAAGAAGTGACCTGACAGAAGAACAGAAACGTGAGTTATTTGACGCAAACAACAGCAACAAGAAATACCATTACGGTGGCGGTGGTTCTTATGGCAAAAGCCACAAGAGATACGGCAAGAGAGGAAGTGGCGGATTTAGACGGAGCGGTGGAAAGAGCCACAAGGTTAAATCACCAATCAAGCCTAGCAAGTTCAAGGCAACAAAACAGAGTTACGGCAAGGTTGCTAACAGTTCCGTTTTATCGAGAGGAACTAAAGTATCACTTGATAGTGTTGTGCCTAAAGCACCGCTACCAAAGAAGAAAGGGGAGTAACGTATGGCAGTAAAACGAGGAACAACACCTATATACACATTAAATGTAGGTGGCAAGAGCCTAAAGAAGTGCAAGGTATTTGTCACCTTTGAGCAAGACGGAAAGACAATCACAAAGACTGGTGATGATATTGATGTTGAGAACAAAGTTGATGAAGGCGGAGAGCCATTAAGTGTCATAAGTGTATCGCTAACTCAAAGCGATACACTAGGGTTTGATACAGGAGTTGCAAGGGTTCAAGTTAACTGGATAGACCAATTAGGCAACAGAGGTGAAACGGATATAGAAACAATTAATTTCGAGCCTACACTACTTGACGAGGTGATACGTTATGAGTAACGAGATAACACTAAACATTGGCGAGAACACAGAACGTGTGACCATGACCCCTAAAGTCCAAGATAGGTTTTACGTTGGCGCAAAAGCTAAAGTAGAACAGCTAGATAACGGAGTTAGAGTAACAACAATGGATAAGGACGGCACAACAACAGCGACAGTCTTTAATGGTAAAAATGGAGTTGACGGTGTAAATGGTGTAGGCATTGAACACATTGATTTTAACGGATATACCATGAACATCAGGCTAACCAACGGAGTTAGTGTTCAGTCCGTTAGCTTGCGAGGCGAAAAGGGGGAGATTGGCGAACGTGGTGCAGGAATTAAAGAGGTTAGGCAGAATAGCGACTACACCTTAACTCTAGTGTTTGAGGACGGACACGAGTTTACAACTGGTGTACTGCGAGGTGAAAAGGGCGAACGTGGAGACGCAGGTTCTTTTGACACCGTACTAACCGACACATCGTCAAACGCAGCGCAGAGTAAAGCGATTAAATCTTATATTGATAAAGCGATAAGTGGTGTAGCAGGATTAAGCACAGCCATAGTTCAGACTTTACCGACAACTGGTAAAAATGGAGTGCTGTACCTAGTTAGCAATCCGCACGAAGATGATAACCAATATGACGAGTATTTGTGGATAAGCAACACAAAGAAATTTGAACGCATTGGTGCTACAAGTGTTGATTTAACAGGATATGCAAGAGTGGACGATGTAGAGGGCATTTTTACATCAGTTGTTAATACTGTTGACCTAAAAGTTGACAAGGAAGATGGCAAAGGCTTGTCCTCAAATGACTTTACCGACGCCATGAAAGATAAACTTAATGGTATTTCAAGGGGAGCAACAAACGTAACAAGGGAAACTATTTATGATTGGGGGTTCGCTACACTAGGAAGTGTAGATATTGACGAAGAAGTTAGGAAACTTTATAGACGATTATCAAATAACACACTTAATATTTAATCAAAAGGGGGTATCTTATGAACGCAATTAGTTCAATCCTAAAGTTTATCGGTGGCAAGATTGAAGCACAAGATAACTTTAAAAAGGGCATTGCTGATGGAACGTACGCAGTTAATGATGTCAAGATTAATGACAGCAATCTTGAAGCAGAGTTAAAGTCATACTTTGTGAATGACGATATATCTGTATAAGACAAAAGGGGGAAAGTGAAATGATTAGTTTGACAAAAACACTTAAAGCGATGGTAAAAACGCTAAAACGAATTGACAACAAATCTTTTATTCGAGAAGAAATAAATTTCAAAGGTGGTAAATGGACAGCCCCTCACGATGGTTTTGTAACGTGTTGTAGAAGAGCACAATACGCACCAGCATATATATTCGTAAAAGATATTGAGATTGATAATTACCTGGGTATGTGTTCGATATCAACGGTTAGTAGTTATGGTTCAGTTTCATTTCCTGTACTGAAAGGTCACACGTATTCACTCATAGATGGTAACTGTCATGAACCTAGAGACTATTATACGCATTATTAGATGATAGGGGGGGTAAGTAATGAAACCTGAATTTATAGGAAGTCTTGTTATTGGGTTAACCGCATTAATAGGTTTAATATCCGCACTTAATAACTATGTCGGAAAGCCAGTTAATGAACTCAATTCGTCCATTAAGGCTCTCAACGTAAGGATTGAAAATTTAGCGACAGATGTAACTGCGGTTGAGTGTGCTGTAAAAGAGCAAGAGGCGCACGATAGAGCGTCACATAGCAGAATGTGGACGAAACACAATGAACATGATAGTCGATTAAATGACCATGAAAAGCGTATTGGTCATTTAGAGCACATTAATAAGGGGGGTAAGAATGATGAAAATTAATTGGAAACAGAGATTTAAAAACAAAACGTGGGTATTGACGTTTTTACTAGGGTTAATTGCAATGGGGTATCAAATGTTGGCGGTTTATAAGTCCGCAAAGCAGGGTGTACCACCACAGGAACTTTTAACCGAAACAGCGAAAATGCTCGTAACATGGTTAGTACAAATAGGAGTTATTGTAGACCCTACAACTGCAGGTACAAGCGACAGTACAAGAGCGTTGACTTATGGCAAGTTTGACTATAACGAACACGCAGCAATGGGTGAGGGTAGCGAGAATGATTGGGGGTTTGAACATGAATCTTATAACAAGTAGAACAAGTCCAAATATTGGTGGCGGCAACACACCGCAGTATGTTGTTATTCATCATTGGGGCGGTGACGGATTGTCATTTTGGGGCGTAGTAAACTGGCTATGCAATCCTAGAGCGAGAGTATCAGCACACTATGTAGTGGGCGGTAACGATGTGGCTTGCCTTGTAAACGAGGGTAGAGCAGCGTGGCACGCAGGCAATCGTTGGTACAATACACACTCCATTGGTATTGAGTGCCGCCCTGAAATGGATAGCACAACCTATAAGACTGTTATCGAAACAGTTGCTATGATTTACCGCCACGTTGGAAAGGTGCTCCCTGTAATAGGACACAAGGATATTGTAGCAACTGCTTGTCCGGGTAGATATTATGCTTATCTCAAAGACATTCAGGCACAGGCTACAGCACTATATCAGAGTGGCAAAGCACCTAGCGGAGTTGGAACAGCAACATCAACAACTACTGGTAAACTAGCTATTGATGGTGAGTTTGGCAGACAGTCCGTAACAGCTATGCAGAAGTGGCTAGGTTCACCATATAGAGACGGAGTTTTGAGCGGACAACTGCTTAAATGCAAGCCTTATATCCTGAACATGTCATACGGTGTAAAGTGGGGTATAGGCGGTTCAGCTACTGTAAAAATACTACAGCGAGTTGTTGGTGTTGGTGCTGACGGATATTTGGGGCATGATACAATATGCGGTATTCAAAGGTATCTAAACAGCAAGGGTTATTCGCTAACTGTAGATGGTTATGCGGGATATAAGACTTGTTCTGCGTTTCAGAACTACCTAAACAAGGTGGTGTAGCATGCAGATATTTAATGATATAGCTGTATTTTTCAGCGATGGGCATTACATAGCCATGCTAGACGCAATAGGTTTCAGTATGTTATAATAACTTTGAGAGAACCGTATTGATTGCGGTTGAGGGTGGATACATACAGGTTCACCTTTACTAACGATAAAAAAGCAGATTGAGGATAAACGCTGTGTCCCAGAATGGGGTAAGTCGATGGACGAGAATTCACATGTGCCGTGCTGCTTTATTTATCAACAAAGTGCTATACGCACCGTAGTGTTAATGGAGCGGACAGTGTGCTGTCCTACCTTGTACAAGTGAGACGTCAAGATAGAGGGGGTTGCAACCCCCTCTTTTCTTTATCAAATTCGTGACTTTTTCGTGACTTTTTGTCCGATGTTTGTGGTTTACTGCGATTTTATCAAAATCAAAAACGTTGATATTTCAATGGGTTTATAACGCAATCATACGCAATCAATACATACTAATTGGGTTCGAGTCCCATGTCCTCCGCCAATATGATTAGAACCGTTGATTTCTCAACGGTTCTTTTATTTATACACGAATTATACACGAATTTTATCTAAAGAAGAGGAAAAAATATATAATATGAGGTGGTGGAACAGTTGCTATTAGAAACTTTGAAAAAGCAACTTGACTAAATTTTGGAAGGGATGGGAGAAATCATTAGAGCACGAAATGAGCGATAGTGAAAAAAATTTCTAATGTCAGAGTTAAAAAATTAAAGATTAAAGGAGGTTCAGTGTAATGAATTATAATAATTTGGTTTCAGAAATGTTGAGTAGATTTCCTGAACTAAATTTAGAATATGAGAAACTGTTAAGTGGGAATTTTCTAGATGCAAATTCAGGAGTTCACACTGTTTTTAGTACCCTATTTAACCCTAGACTTATGAGGGAAGTAGAAAGAAGAAGCGCACTTTCTTTCAGGATGATGGCGTTTGTTGCAGAAATGGACAATTCTGATGATAGGCTTGTCGGAGAGGTCGCGGAATTCACAGTCCTTGAGGAGTTGTGTGATGAATTTGAGGACGAGATGATAAATGTTTATTTTGATGATTTGAATTTTAATGAATCTAGAAAACAAATAAGGCAATATATAGTTTAACTTGGAACGTACGCGGATGTCCTTCGGGCTCCGCGTCTTTTTTGTATTGCTTTCCCAAGGAGGGGGAAATCATCTTTATTTTTTTGAAGCTAGAAATCTAAACATATAGTAATTTTAGAAATTTGTTGAATTTGAATATAAAAAAGTGCATAGTATAAATATACTAGTAAAGTTTTAATCAGGCTTTGGTAGCTACCTATATCATATGAGGTAGGTTAAATGGGTAATTTGTTAGATCATGACTGAACACGGCAATTACCTTGATGAAGTATGAGAACAATATATTTATAAGACGTATCCGAAAATAAGGAAATAATGGGGTGTATCCGATGTTCGAAACAAAGAAAACATTGATTGTTGTTTATAAAGATGAACTTTTGATGAACCAGTTTAAAAAGATGATTGAGACGAATGATGATGCTGAGGATGCAGTTATCGGAACAAAAGACGACTCCATCAACATCGTATCCTGGACAGAGAAGGTGTGGCTTGGAAATAAGAAAGCTGGGAATATACAGGGAAAGATTCTGTTTCTTGGTGACATTAAAGGGACCGACAAGCTGATTCCGGTCCTCGATGTAAAGTTTGATTACCGTGGTGTCAAATATGGATGGGCAGGCAATCAGGCGGCGCTCTATGTCGAACTGGAGGAACTTACCAATCGTGAAAGTTATGATGAGTTCTTGAAGAAAATGTCAGAACTTCCGATTCCCAGTTTTCTAAAGACGATGAATGAAGACGTAGTCGAGAATACAGGAGAGGATTCTGTCACAGAGATTGTCAAACAGGAAGGTGTTGACGATAAGAAGAACCCTGCCTTTCTGAATGCTACGAAGAAGGTTCTTGAGAGTGGAATCGATGTTTTTGAGAAAATCGGTAAGAACGTTGCAGTTAAATCCGAGGAGATTTTCAGAAGCAAGTCCCTCATGAAAAGGCAAATGCTTTTTTATGGTGCGGTCCACTTTTACTGGAATGGGCTTGAGAACTTCATGGATAAATAGGGTAACAAATTATGCAGACAAAAAGTGAAGTACAACAAGGATGGGAATTTGCCACAGCACTATTAGGTGCAGATGTGGCCACGCACATGGGTGCGAAGTATGTCAGTGATGTTGAAGCGGCGATAAAGCAGCTTGAGGACAATATCAATAACCACAAGTACCGTAACCTTGGAATCGGTCAGCTACAGGGCTTCATGCTTGAAGAATGGAGTGCTGGCACATTTAACATAGATGCCATAGCGAAGGATTCGAAAGACCGCGCAGTAGTTCTTCACAGCACAGAAAAAAACTCAGCGGATATTCACTTGAAGTCTGGTACAGATTACAGTGCAAAGTCATACAGGACTGCAAAGCAAACGGTTAAGGCACAGGCTCGGTTCAACCCTGAGACCGGTCAGGCAAGCTATAAGGGTCAGGGAAGACTTGTTCCATCCAATCTTGTCGAAGGCGGAAAACAGATCGCTCATAAGGAGGCGCTTCGAAACGAATCTATCCGTGAGGACTTGTCAAAAGCATACTACGATACGGAGG